GTTGATCTATTTCTACAGCGGTTTTGAATACATCTTTTGTCCAATCATCTAAAAAGTCTAGATGTTGTACTGAACCACCATTAGTAACAATACTCTTCCATACTTCGGAAGTATCCATTCCTAAATCTCGGAGTATATCTTCGAGATATTCGTTCTTTTGTAGAGAGGTACCACTTTTAGTTTTCTGTGTATATGCGTTAGCACGGTAAGGCTCGATACTAGGACTAGTGTTGCCACAGATAATACTAGATGAAGCGTTTGGAGCAACAGCCAACAAGTGACAATTACGCATACCCGTGCCTTGTGCATCAGGCGCTTCTCCCCGCTCCAGTGCAAGATCCCTACTAGCAGTTTCCGCAGCAGATTTAATGTGCCAGAACATAGCCATGTTACGTCCTTTCGCCATTGCCGATTCAAACGGAATGTTGTGCCGTTGTAAATAGGCATGGAACCCCATCGCCCCCAAGCCAATTGATCTCTCCCTCTCTGCGCTATATCGCGCTCTTTCAAGTTCATTTGGAGCATGAGCAATAAAGTATGTGATCACGTTGTCCAACATTCGTACTAGATCAGGAATGAAGTTCGGATCATTACTCCAAGAGTCATACTCTTCCAAGTTTACACTTGACAAACAGCACACAGCTGTACGCTCTTCGTTTGTCGGCAGTGTGATCTCACTACATAAGTTCGATTGATACACAGACAGGCCTAAGTCTTTTTGGCAGTCTGGCAGTGCTTCTTGAACTGTGTCCCCAAACATAATGTAAGGTTCTCCAGTTTCTACACGGTTCTGAATAAGTTTTACCCAAAGAGTTTTAGCTGATACTGTCTTTGTTACATGCCCTGTATGAGGATCCACAAGATCCCAGCTATCATCAAATCCCTCATGCTTGGTGGCTCCTTCAATAAGATCCATGAAAGCGTCAGGAATAACAACCCCATGATGTAAATTAGTAGACTTGCGGTTAATGTCACCGCCAGTAGGCTTTCTAACATCTAAAAACTCCTCGATTTCGGGATGATTCATCGGTAGATATGCCGCGTAACTTCCCCGACGGGTAACGCCCTGTGAGAAAGCAAGCATCTCTGCATCTACTACTTTTAGGAAAGGAATAACGCCTGTAGACTCGGAGCCATTCGAAGTTCGTGAACCGACAGACCGAACATCGCCCCAATAACCGCCCACTCCACCACCAACAGAGGATAGAAAAGCGTTTTCGGTATAGTGTCCCGTAATACCAGTTCTGCTATCATCAACATAGTTAAGAAAACAGCTAATAGGTAGACCACGTTTTGTACCTCCGTTTGACAGTATAGGTGTGCTAAACATAAACCACAGCTTACTTGCGTAGTCATACAAACGCTGTGCGTGTGCTTCATTGTCTGCAAACGCTTCTGCGGCGCGTGCAAACGCTTGTTGCGGAGACCCTTCGCCCCCTACTAGATATCTATCTTGTAGCGTTTTAATACTAAATTCAGATAAATACCTATCTCTTCGAAAATCAATTTCTATATCCATTTATTACTCGCTCAATATCAACAATATTGTCCTGACCTATTGCGTCGTCACAAAAGGTCATTAAATCCATTAACTCGTAGTTCACGAGTAATTGTTCACCATTTGCATTCAATTCTTGAATGTATTTGTATCTACTATCAATTGGTAAGGCTTCATAAATATCCCAAGCACTGCCGTATTGCTCGATGAGCTGGGTGGCACGCTTTGGGCCGATCCCTGGAATGCCGGGTACATTATCGCCTTTATCACCTGTGAGACACTTCATTGAGATATACATCTCGGGTGGAATGTCGTAGTGCTCTTTCCAATTGTCTAGTCTTACTTCTCTTCGAGTAACATAAGAGAATCTACCCACGTTTTCTTGTATGAGAAGATCCCAGTCACGGTCGCTCGAGATGAGCCAAATATACTCTAAATCATACTTGTTTCGATGTTTTACTAAGTGTGCTGCAATATCATCAGCCTCTACGCCTTTGTAGCGTAGGACTGGAAAATCTTCCGAAAGGACTTCGAGGCTTGCTTCGAACTCTTCGAAAAATTCTTCAAAGGCAAGTCTTTCTTCTTCTGATTGCTCAGCGAACTTGTCTTTTCGATTTTGCTTATAGTCGGGCGAGATTGCTTTACGGTAAGTAGAGGAACCCCAATCTGCGGTAATGATAACATTCTTACAATCATACGACTTTGCCAAACTTTTTACTGTACTTTGATAATCATATCGAAAGTCTGTTCTTCCTTGATGCTTCCAACGAAATGCAAGGTTGAGGGCATCAACAATTAGAGTAGAATTAGCGTCATCATTGACCATTTTGTCAGTCAGATTAAACGCCATTTAAAAACTCCGGTTTTTCTGCTTCTAGCCACTCGGAAGCAACTAGAACGTAACAGTTTAACCACTCTATTCGTATAAAGTGATCTGTTTCTTTTGGCAGTTCAGCAGTAACAACAAATATCGTAGACCGATTATATTTGAAAAACAATAAAGGCTCCTGGTTTCCGCCTTCTGCTTGCTGTACTACTTTCTTCCACCATTTAATTAAATTGTTTGTTCTCGGGGCTGTGAAAATCTTGTCACTCAGCGGAGAACTTTCATAGTTTTTTACTTCTATACAAAACTTGTTTGATGCATGAGGTACGTAGATATCGCCTTTTAGATACTCAAGAGCGCCCGAAGCGGGCACTCTCTCAAACTGTAAGCCGGTTGCATCTCTGAGCATGTCTCGTACTAAATATTCTCCACGAGCCCCCTTTGCTCTGCTATCTACCATAACTCTCTTTGCATCTCCTGTAGTACTTGCAGCTTTTCTTTATACTCTGCTACCTTCTCGAGTTCTTCTTCTATTGCTGCCATAATATCGGGGTGTTCACCGATACCTACAGGATTTGAGAAATAAATCTTTACATTAGTTTCGTGATAAAGAATCTTTCCTCTCAGGTACTCTTTCATGTTCTCCGACATCATGAATCCCTTGGTCATGGTCATTCCGTCTTCGCTCATTTTCTTCCTCCTTTTCTTTGGTCATTTCCCAAATTAATCTTCGACGATTATTCATCATCCGTCTTGCGTGTCCCATTAATGCTCCAGTTTGCTAACATTACCTGACTTGACTACTTCAACTTTGTCGAGTAGAGGGTGAGTCCATCCATGGCTCACGACATAAGTATTCAAGTCTTCTCCCAAAAGTACCTCTACTAATTTTTCACGCCCTGCATCATCCAATACGTTTATTACTTCATCGAGAAACAGAATATTAATCTGTGACTTCGATATACTACTCATCAGCTTGCGTATGGCAACTAGAGTAGCAGTGTTTACCCTTGCCAGCTCTCCACTAGAGAGAGCAAGAATATCCACAATGTTACCATTATCAGTGATTTGAACATTAAGTTTGTCATTAGATACTACGAACTCCAGAGTAAAACGGCCATCGGACAATTCTGCTAGATAGTGATTTGTAAGCTCTTCCAACTCTTTTACAAGATTTTCTATCTTGTACGCAAGCAGCCCGTTTGTACTAAACGCTTTCTTTAGTACCTCAAGGTGACTTGTTGTTGCGGCTTCAAGATCTAACAGCTCGTTCAAGTCAAATAACTCTTTGGTAAACTCTTCAGTTTGTTCAAGAATTACTTGGATTCTGGTGTTTCGTTTAGTGATTGCTTCATTTTCTCGTGTGAGTCGAACCAGCCGTTCCTTAGCATCCGATATTCTTTCTTGAATTCCACTAGCCCTGCTTTTAAGCTCATCAGGATCCACAAGCTGTGTTGGTAAAGACCCATCAATACTTCTAAACAGATCGTGCCAATCGGTTTCAATTTTTCGAGCACGTTGAAACTCTGCATTGTTTTGTTTAATTTCTGATATTCTTGCGTTAATTTCATCCTGTCTTTCCCTTGCTTCAGCAACTTTCTTTGCCTCTGCATCAATTAACTTTTGTTTAAAAGAACTGTCTACAGATTGCTCACAAGTGGGGCAGTGATCTCCAAGTTTGTTTAGCTTGTGCAAAATATTTTTTGACCCCGTTACGACCCCGTTCAAGGTTCCTAACTCACTTTGAAACTCATCATAGGATTCAATTCCTTTTATCTTGCAGTTTTGTGCGTCTTCGATATTTATCTCAGCCAGCATATCTCTGTAAGTATTATTCTGAGAAATCTTTTTATTTTTCTCAGAAATATTTTGAATTTCAATCATAAGAGCAGCGAGCTCTTGTTCGTCTTCTAACGTGTCAATAGAAATTTCAGACACAGGCAGTATGGATGTATCACTCAATTTGTTACTATCTAACCACTTTTCAATTGTCGCTATTTTACTTTCAATACTATTAAGGTTTAGCGTACTCTTTCTAGCTTCTTCCTTAAATATTTCAAATAGCTTTACATAATGCTCTAGGTGGAGAAGATCAATAAGAAACTTTTTGCGGTTTGTATCTGTCGCAGTAAGAAACTGTAGACTGCTATTTGTGTTTTGGTATACCAACTGAGAGAAGGTTTTAAAGTCGATGCCAATAATATCTTGGAGAGTCTTGTATGTATTGGTCGCTGTATGAGAACTAATATCTTCTCCATTCTCCAACAAACGAAGCTTAATACTAGACTTCCGATCAATAATGACATCATAGTGCTTTTCATCCTTTGTAAACTCAAGGTGTATATGATATCCTTGATTTACATATCTATTGGGTATATCTGCTTTTTTAATTCCTTTTGAGTTTTTGTTGTACAGTGCCTCTTCTATAATTAACGGGATGGAGGACTTCCCCATCCCGTTAGTACCAAGAACTTGTGTTACAGTATTTGTACTGAGATCTAGTTCATTGTCGGCTCCGTAGCTAAAACAATTACTCCATTTCAACTTTTGTAGCGTAATCATTAAATATACCTACTATCTGTGGTATCCTCTCTTCTGGTATTTCCAGAATGTATGATAGATACTCGACTAATTCATCTTGTATAGTCATTTCCTTGTCTATGACAAGTGTAGCTTCGCTACTTCGTTTGACCACTTTTTTGTCAAGAAGATCAGTGTTCTTGACATTTGCAAGCTCTTGTATGTCACCTTCAATTTCATAAATTGTATGATGGTAATCCGTAGGTATCATTTCACTTGGATCTGATACTGTCTTACGAATAAGTTGTGGTAGCTCAAAAGCGTCCCACATCCAAGACCAATCATTTGGATTTATTAAAAGGTAGCCGGTCTGTACCTCATTTCTATGAAATGAAGTTGTCATAGGGCTGCCGGGGTATACAATGTTGCGTTGAGTGTTGCTGTGTGCGTGAAGATCGCCGGAAAAAACTACTGGAAAGTCCTCAAATCTGTCTAAGTCCACCTCTGGCTTGACGTGTGGAGGTATCTCTCCTCGAACATGAGTAAACAAAGGCTTCTTTGGATCAAACAGTTCAATAGAGTTTTTACGGTGAAGATCTGCATACGGCAGTACTCCAAACCCAAAATCATTATCATAGTATGAAAAATCAACTACTTTTACAAGTGGGTTTATATCTTTTGTTACTTTCTTTAGTTGTGTAAAGAAGGTTTTGTTTTTCTTTGTAGCTTCGTGATTACCGTCATAGATGAGAGTTGGAATACTCACATTCGAAATGAATGTAAAGTATAACTCCAACTCTTCCATGTTCGGCAGACGGTCAAATAAATCACCACCAATAATATGCATATTGCACTGCTTTTCGAGACTATGTACTTGCTCAAAGAATTTGTGGTAGCGATCTATGGCCCACTCACGAGGTACGTTCTTTTGACCTAGCTTGATGTGCCAGTCTGCCGTAAATAAAATCATCCGATGTTAAACTCATCTTCCAGTGATTCATCAATATCGCCCGCTGCATCTTCACGAATTTCGTCGAGAAGAGTCTTCTGAGCGTCCGGTGTAGGACGAGGCATAACATCATCCATAGACTTGAGATCTGCAATAGCTGACATCTCGCTTTCGCTAAGAGCACGCTGCTTGCACTTTAGTACTTGTAGTTGATACTCTACGTTGTATGGAAGAGGACCAGTCTTTACTCGCTTGAACTTAACATCCCAGCCAGTCTCTGGATCAGTTGGATCGCCAAGATCTTCTGCTGCAGTCAAGATAGCTTCGAATAGCTTTTTCTTGAGGTTGATGATTTTGACTTCACCATTGTCAAGGCACTGCATAGCGTAGCTCCAGCCACACTTCAGATCAGGGTAGTACTCACGAACCCAATCTTTCTCAAGGTTGTTGAAACGCTCTTCGTTACGGTCAAAAGACAGACACTCAAAAGGAATTTGCTTGCCATTCTTGCCTTCGAGCCAGTAAACGTATCGTGCTAGTACGTCGCCAACTAAGCGAACTTCGTTGTCTCCGTCACGGTAAGCGTAAGAAGTGATAGACGATTTTTTAGCCCCGCCTGCGGCTTTGTTAAATGATAGTGCCATTAGTGTATATTCTCCTGTTTGACTTCTTCGTACTTAAAATGTATTTTACCATTTTTAATACGTAGTAGACTGTTATCTTTAAAGTATTCTTGATCTACTTCACACTGCTCGAGATCAAGTGTAGTGTCCCCAGTCGCTGCATAGTCGGCGTACCGACGCATGGAAGCTAACGCAAGATACTGGGCAATCTCGCGATACTCATACTTGTAAGCATTATGCAACAGCACATCTGCATGAAGAACGTAGGATTGGCCATTAAAATGCTTTCCAGCATACTTATAAATGTCATCATACTTATTCCTCGGTATTGCATTTGTTACAAGCATTTTAAAGATGATAAAAAGCGCAAGAGGATTACCCTCAGACGCTTCAAACATCTTTTTCCAATCATAGAATAACATATTATACTCTCATTTGAAGCATTTGTCAAGAAGTATTTTTCTATGTTCAAAGCTGTTTAATTGAATAACCCTGCTTCATGTAGTAGCCCATTCTGTTGGACGCCTGTCTTTGGGCTGTTTTTCCCTTGAGATGAATGTCGATAATTACTGGGTCTCTCTTGTCTTCGTGCTTACGGACAACCCTACCGATGAGCTGGGTAAGTAAAGGTTCATTATTAATAGGGGTTGCAAGAATAAGACAGCTAAGACTATTGACCGAAATGCCTTCGCTAAAGATGGCTTGAGTTCCATAAAGTACATTCTTATCTCCTTGTAGTATTTCTTGTATGAGCACTTCTCTTTCTTCATGTGGTACTTCACCAGTAACACAGATGGATTTTTCCCCAGTCAGTTCGGCACAGCTTTTCAAAAAATGTACTCGATCTGACACTACGAGTACTTTGTGACCTCGTGCCGCGTAAGCTGCTGCTAACATTGCAATAGAGTGGCGATACTCGTCGTTATTTGCGATAGCATTGACTCGCTTAGCCCAGGGGATGTTCGCCCCGTCGGGAAACCTAACCTCACTTCTGTATATGTGAATACTTGGCGTGAGGAAATTCTCTTTCGGTGGTTTGAAAATATTCGGGCTGAAGTAGTCTCTGAAGACAACGTGTTTTCCGTCCTTGCGTTCGATGGTGCCAGAGAGTCCAATCTTATACCGAGCATGAGAGGTATCAATAATTTTAGCAAATGTCGGCGATGAAACGTGATGCATTTCATCTAATATTATAGTTCCGAATTCTTTTCGGATTTTCTCGATATTCCGATACAAAGTTTGAGTATTCCCGATAACAATAGGACTATCAAGCTCAAACCTACCACTCCCAATAATGCCGGGACTAATTCCATATACTTTCTCCACTTCTTTGGCCCATTGATTTCGTAGCGGTACTGTGTGAGTCACTACGAGTGTTTTCTGACCAAGTTTCCCTGCTATTGCAAGACCTGTAAAGGTCTTTCCCCAACTTACCCAAGCGTTGATAATACAGTTATCATTCAACGCGTCGTAAACATCTTGCTGACTTTGCCGGAGTTGAAACTGAAACTCCGGAAAGTCAACGGGAACTTCGAGACGTTTCTCCACTGTCTCGTAGTCGCTTGGTATCAGATCCGTTCGTCCGATTGGTATTGATACCAGATTTTCGCGCACCCGCTGCAGATTCTTAATGATCTGGGGAGGGTCGTTCGGGTTTTGCGAAGGTATTTTATAGGTGAGTTCATCCGAGAGAATCTTTCGATACTCGGGACTAGCTTCCATAAAAATACGATTAGATAGTACTGCTTTCATATCTTGTGCAGAATAGCTTCTCAACAGGTTTCATAATACAGACTTGAGGAGCTACTCCGCGCCCTCCCACACATTCTTCTTTAGTAGTAAGATAGGTCATAAACTCAACACAATCTTGTTGTTCCCTATCAATAACTGTACATCCTGATAGCAGGAGTACTGGTAATAACTTTTTCATCTATCCGAGTCCTAGCTGCTCCTTGGCAACAATGTAGCGTTTTACAAAATTACTACGGACTATATCGTTAATCTCAAAGTCAATTACATCAAACATATCAGTGGCTTTCAGAATACGAATAAAGTCTCGTAGCCCGTTTTTCTGTAAGTCAGCCTGTCGGAAATCTCCGCAAAAGATGACTCTACAGCCTTCCCCCACCCGAGTTATAATACTGTCTAACTCGTGAAATGACATATTCTGACACTCGTCAATAATAATTGTAGCATTACGAAGTGTCACCCCGCGAATAAAAGAGGTTGTCATGAAATGCACTAATGCTTTTGTTTTTAATATTTGGTACGCATCCCCACGCTGAAAAAGCTCTACACAAATGTCTTTGTAAGGCTCTTCATATACTGATGCTTTTTCTTTTTCTGTTCCTGGAAGAAAACCAATATCTCTTGTAGGAACTGCACTACGAATGATTACGAGCTTATCCATCTCACCCTTAATCATGTCATCGAATGCAAAATAACACGCGATGAAAGTTTTTCCGGTTCCTGCTACTCCATGCAGAACCATATTCTTGTCACTTTCGAATGCTCGTAGCTGATTCTTAGTGAGCGGCTCAATCTCTTGCAACTCTAAGTTTGCACCCTGTAAGGTTTTTGATTTTTTACGCATAAGTTATACTTTTCTTCGAGTGTCCTCACGACGGTCTTCGGAATACTCATATAAAACCCATGGCAGTTCTCCATAGTGGAGAATCCCAGCGTACCGCATCTCTTCTGCTGGTGGCCTCGGAATAACAAAAGCGCTCTTTACCCCGTCTAGCTTGAGTAAAGAACTTGTGTCCTTTTGTATTACTCTCTTGATTCTGTAGTACTTTAATTTACAGAACTCAGTCTTTTCATAGATAAACGGAATACCGTTAGTATCTATAAAATGTTTCTCTCTTGATTTTACCATGCCCCTAAAATTATCTATTTGATTTTTTAGAGAAAAGAGATTTTTATGTGGTGTTTGTAAGCGGCGCATACCTAACGTATCGCCGCTCATATTTTTATCATCAACTATCTTATCGTCGAGAAAAAGAATCCCGTCTCTACGATCCCAGTTTCCTGTAGGTAAAACATATATTGGAAACCGAACTTTGTTGATATTTCTATACTGAATCACCATACAATTTTGAAAATTTACCGTTGGAGTAGTCTTCATGGATGATTTCAAAGTCACATCCAATCGGAGCGCCTGGGATAGAAAGTCCTCTATCCAACTGTACAAAGTGTAATAACTTCTCTTTATAATGTTCAATTTCGTCCTCTGGAACTTCGGCAAGAATGGAGTCGTGTACTAATGCGAAGATACGCGCCTTCATATTCTTTGCTTTGATATACTCTCCCATATCTATTGCGCCAAGGAGATTAACATCACTAGCAGCAGACTGAACCAAAAAATTAAGACCAGACCGAACGCTATGCGAGCGGATAGCGGCATCGGTGGATTCAACGTTGGGGAGCCTCCGCTTCCTACCAAAGAAAGAATACACGAACCCATTTTGTTCAATAAATTTCTGATTGTCATCAATCCACGCCTTTAGTTTATGGAAGGCTTTGAAGTAGTCACTAATAACTTCTTGAGCTTCCGATTTAGAAAAATACTTACCACTGTCTTTTGTTACTTGCTCACTGATCTTTGCAGGCCCGGCACCATACATGATACCAAAGGTTACTGCTTTTGCGGCCTGACGCTTATCAGGATATAGGTCTGCTACTTCCTCTACTTCGCAAGGCAATCGAAATACTTTGTGAGCAATCGTACTGTGAAAGTTGCCTCCGCTACGGAACACGTCCATAAGCGCTGTGTCTTTTGCCAAAACTGCCGCAACATATACTTCTGCTGTGGTCAAGTCCATAGCAACAATTTTGTGTCCTGGCGCCGCTTTGATACAGCCTTTTACTGTAGGATTATCTCGAGGCAGTTGCTGCATGTTGAGCTTGCCAGAAGAAGAGAGACGACCACTAGTAGTACCGTGAAGATTAAACCCAGTCCGCAAGCGAGAATCTCTGTCCAGTTGTGGTATGATTTTATCAAGGTAAGTATTCTTGATCTTTGACTTTTGTCGTATATCCAAGATCCGTTTTGGTACATCTGATTGAAGCGAGAGCTCCTTGAGCACTTCCGCATCAGTAGAGTCTGCGCCCGTGCCAGTTTTCTTCCCAGTTGGCGTAAGGCCAAGATAATCAAACAAGAGGCTCCGAAGCTGCATAGTAGAATTAGGATTAAAAGGCTTACCATTTATTTCCTCAAACCTCCGTATTTTGTCATTTTCATACAAGGCAGAGATAGCATTATCAATATCAGTCTGCATGGCATCCTGACCGACATACAATCTTTTACGATCAAATGGTACGCCATTATCTTGAGTATCAATAAGGAATCGAGTGCCTGGAATAAGAATATTGTCATATACCCATAACAGCTTTGGGTTTTGTTTAATTTTTACAAATTTTTCATAGATGAGAAACGTACACAGAGCATCCATCCCTGCATAGGTTTTCATTACATCAAAAGGAATATCACCCCAGCTAAACTGATCTTTTAGAATGCCGTGCTCTTTGCGATAACGATCAATCCAATCGTACATTGGTTTCTCGTAATCACCATAAGGAGTAAACTTCATAGTCAACTGCTTTAGACCATGAGTTCCAGGGTTCTCATCAATCAAATAGTGAAGAAGCATTGTGTCTTCAAACTGAGGGAATCTAAAATGAAAGTGATACTCGAAAAACGCCATATCAAACTTGGCGTTGTGAAATATTACTGTTTTCTTGTCAAAAAGCTCTTGAAGAAGCCTTTCAGTTTCTTCATCAAAACAATCAGTGTCGATATAAGCCCCACACTTACCATTATAACAAAGGCTAATACCAAGCATATAACCATCACGAGGGTAGAGGCCAGTTGTTTCGGAATCGAGCGCAACATATCCACATTCTTCTCTGATGGCGGCCTGAATAAATTCATTTGCTTTCTCCGTGTCTTGAATACCAAAAGCGATGCTTTCATCAATTACTACATCTTCTTTTTCGCCTTTGATATACTCGAGAATGCTTTCTTTACCTGACTCCCAGACTTTTTTGGCTTCTGGTTTAAAGGCAAGCATAGCAGGGTTGATAATAGGCAAGAACTTTTCTTCAACTCGCTTGCCAGAATACTCAGTAACAGAACTGAGTTTGGTGTAGTACTTCATAGCATCACTGCCGACAAGAATAACCCAGTCATAGTCGTCTGGATTCATATCAATGTCGCAGTCTCGCTTGAGTACTTTTTTGATATTTGGATCGGAGCACAACTGAAACTGGTCAAATTCCAGTCCGTCGAACTCACGCATAAAATTAGTTTTACTAGGCTTAGTTTCTACTAATGCAACTTTAGGCATATAATTTATCTCTTAGTTTTGTAACTTGAGTTTCAGCTAATGCACCCGCATCCATGTTTTTGTCTCCAAAAGCAATGTTGCGTGTATCGAGTCCCACTGACTCACATAGCTCGCGTACTTTTACAGCCTGTCCTTGACCGGCTTCATCATTGTCTAAAAATATGTCCACACCCTCTACTCCTGAGACGGCGAGAACTTGTAACTTCTCTTCAGTTACATTCTTCACGCCAAAACAACACACTGCGTTAGTGAGTCCTTTGTCGTGTAGATTCATTACATCAAAAATACCTTCTACAAGAACTATACGCCCTTGTATTGGCTCTACTACAGGAAACAGAGGCATCTTTGCTCCAGGTGGAGTGTTGAGATACTTCGGTTGTTGGTCTCCTGTAGTTCTTGATTGAAATGAGACTATCCGTCCAGATCGGTCACGGATAGGAAAACAAATACGTCCTACAAAGTCCTTACCGGAATGTATGAACGCTTCAAATTCTTTATAAGTTGCGGGACTAATACCCCGCCAATTTCCAACATAGGGAGCATATCCCTCTGGCATTTGTAAACCCACGCTTTCAGCCCTTACCTCGTCAATCTTTTTCTTTAAGAGCTGACGCTTGATTTCCATCTTGTTTGCTTTTTCTCCAAAGTGAGTAAAAAGATTGCCTTTATACTCGCAAGAGAAACAATTAAATATACCTGTTACTTGATCTATACGCATAGAAGGATTGCGGTCAGGGTGCTCAGGATTGAGACAGCTAACCACAAAATCTTTTCCTTTGGGTATATAATCAATACCTTTTTGTTTAAGAAGGTCTTCTACGTTCAATAGTCTTCGTCCACACCAAAGCCAGCAGACGCAAGAGCATCTCCATCCCAATTGTCGAGATAGTTTTCACCGTCATAATAATCATCTTCTACTTCTCCGTTAAGCATCTCATCGCACACATCTTGTGCGTACTGATAGTAATCGGCGTGCTCATCGTCAAAGAGGTGAAAGTATTTTGATAGCCTAGCAAGTACAACATCAGCGTGCTCATAGTCACCAATGTCCATATCCTTTTCTAGCATATCAAAAAGATCTGCAATTTTAGGTGTTAGTCGCTTGTTCATTGCGCTGGAAACCCCTCTTGAACAAATACTCCTATGAGTCCAATTTGGCCGTCCTCAAGGCTTTGAGCCCAAGGAATCATCATAGCAGCTTGAGGACCGTCTTTATGTCCCATCTTGTAGTGAATTAGTTTGTTGATAATATCATCAGCAGACTGGCCTGCCAAGGCTGGGCCAATCCCGCCCTGCCCTTGAGCACCATGACAAGTAGCGCACATTTTCCACTCTTCTCGAATGTCTTCAAAGCGATCTTGTGCCTCTAGCGAAGGTGCAGCAACTAGCAATGCTGTAGTAAGTAAAATCTTTTTCATCTTCTCATCCTTGCAATGTCTTTCATATGTTGTTCGTCAATAATTGGTACTGCATTCGATTTGTGCATAGTCCCTATCCCCTTAACCAACTGTCCTGTATACTGCATCGAGTCGTTCCGAGGGGCAACTCCAGTTGTGTCGGCGGCACTTCTGTACTCAGGTGTTTCTCGTCTATAAGGTTTTGGAGAGTTTGATTGAACTGCTCTGATAGTTCGTCGAGAGCTCTTAGTACTGCTTTTCTTTTTTCTACCGCTACTTGTATGTCGGATTGATCCATAAAACATTCCCATAAAATAAAAATCCCCACTAATTGAAGTACATATTATACAGCAATCAGTGAGGATAGTCAAGAACTTTTTTTATCAGAGGTCGTCAATATCTTCATCAGTTTTGTGTGAACTAGCTTCTCGCTCCTTGGGAGTAAGAGCTGTTTCGGGCCCCATCTTTAGAGACTCCCAATCCATAACAGAACTGAAAGATTTCATACTGGCGGCTCTCATTTTTACACAGTTGAAAGTAATGCATTCGTCTTCTTGATCCCATGTCTCGAGTGCATAGGCTGCATCGGCGGCATCAAGAATGCCTTTTGCGAAGCGTGCTTCGCCGGTTGCATCGGTTTGGTAAGGAGAGAATACTGTGCATTCATACTCCTGTGCCATAGCTTTCAACGCTTTGGACACTTCAATCTGTTCCGTCCAATCGTACTGCCCTCCTCGTGAGGGTAGGTTGGATCTTTTGACTTGGTTGATATAGTCTACAATGATAACACCGGCATCCAATTTGCTGACTTTTTTATCCAGCTCAGCCCGTATCTTTGCGAGAGTAAGACCTGGATCGTACACTACATCCAACTGCTGAGTCGGGAGAAGCTCATGCTGTGTGGTGAGTGTACGATGAAACTCTTGAAAATCTCGTTTTTCTCTGTATTCTTTTAACCTGTCCTGACCTTGCTGGAAGCGGCTCGCCCACCAGCCAGCCACTTTCTCCCACTCTGTCACAGATAGGTTCTGCGTTCGTAGTCGAGAGTAGGGCACGCCAGTAGCGATAGAACAACACCGTTGCAGTATTGATCTACTATCCATTTCGATCGTGAAATAGATAGCTGAACGGCCAGACTGAAATACGTTGTTTGCAATGTTTGCACACGTAAGTGATTTACCAGAGCCTCGTCGTCCACCGACCAAAACCAAATCTCGGGGGGAGAACTTGATTTCATGATCGTACTCTGCGTTGAGACCAAGACCAATATACTTACTGATCTCTTCTTCTGGTTCAAACAACTCAATACGTTGCATACTTTCTTGAGGAACTTCAAGATCAACTTTGTCCTCAATATCCAAAACAATTTGATGTAGTTCCTGCACTGATTCCTCAGCAGACGAAAATACTACTGAGTTGTCAATATAGTTATCAAGAGAGTTAAGGATTTCTTTTTGTGTGTATTCATTCTTTAAGTACTCAAGCAAAGCAACGGCATCAACATCTACATCGACAGCTTCTATAGCGAAGACTTTGTCTCTAGTAGGTGCGTGACGAATGCTGAGCTTGAGATCGTCGAACGAAGGGAACTCATGAAAGTTTTCACAGTGTTTATCAATTTGATTATACAGAGTATGGTATTCTACAGGCAGGTACTCTTTACGCAGATAACTCCACGTCTCAAAGTCTGCCGTAGCAATACACTGCTTAATCAAAGCACTGGAAATATTCAATTAAGTTCCCCCGAACATGAAAAAGCTGGGCACGAAGACCCAGCCACCTACACAAAAGTGTATATTACTGTGACTTAGCTGCTTTAGAAGCGCCGTCGTAGTCAGCAGCAGTGAGGCCACGGCGAGTAAGCATAGTCTTAACGCCACGAGCAGTTTTGCCAATAGACTCGGCAATAGCTTCAACAGTCATAGAAGCAACGTCAACACCGTCAAGAGGGTCTACGTTAGAAGAGCCCTTAGTGTTTTCCTGACGAGGAATCGCCTGGATGTCGCCTGAACGAAGAAGGCTGAGAGCCTTACCACGAACACTGTTTACAGAACGGCCAAGAGCTTCAGCGATTGCTTCAACGAAAGCACCGTCGTTCACCATAGAGATGAAAGTAGCTTCTTCAGCTTCTGTGTAAGTACGTACGCTCTCTACCTTAGGAGCAGGAGCAACGTGGTCAGTCAACTCCATTGACAAGATCTTGCCTTGGATTGACTTAGGTGAAAAAGTTCCACCTTCGAAGTGCTCAGCGATCTGAGCATATGTGTATGCGCCTGAGTTATCAGTAACGAATGCACGAAGAGTAGCTTCTTGAGTCTCGCTGAACGAACGTCCGCCAGCCGCAGAAGCGAGTTCTACATCGTAGCCCATCTTTCGCAGTTTGCTAGAGATAGAACGAGTAGAAGTTTCAAGCTGGTCTGCTGCTTCTGCAACAGTAGCTTGAGAAACGGGGCTCTCAGAACCCACAAAGTTAGTGAGCGCTTCAGTACGCTCATCTGTCCACTTAGGAAGTGCCATATTAGTTCTCCAAAAAAGAAATTAGGTCTGTAACTATAGTTACGCCAGTGTCTCTGGCTTGTCTAGTTTTTGCGGATTCATTTCCGCCCTCATTAACGAGGTGTGTGACTTGCTTGGTTAAACTGGATTTTACTTCATACCCAGCCGCGTTCAAGGCCGTAGTAGCTTCGGCTTTCGACTTGAAACTCTTCAGTCTACCACTAATACACACAATGCCCTTACTCGCAACAGGAGCAGAAACAGTTTGAGAAAAATACCAACTATGAGGAAGAACCTCTTGAAAGTATGGCAACTCATTTTCTATCCACTCAAGCAAGCTATTAGTAGCCTTTGGGCCTAAACCGGCACGCTCACAAGCGTCTGCATCTATTACAGTAATATGTTTTACAGTCTCAGACAGCTTCCGTGTTGCCGTGTTTCCGATCAATGGTATGCCAAAGGCAGGCAAAAGGCGCTCAAGGGGAGCGTCAACAGAGTTGACAATCTCTCCCATGAGCTTGTTTGTCACTTTTTCAGAACCCAACGATGCTAAGATACTATCCTGCGAAGAGGTGTAAATTTCGGACGGGCACGTCCAACCAAGTTTCTTGATAGAAGCAGGACCGAGGCCCTTAATCTTCATGGTCTTGGCAAAGTGTTCCACTGCTTTAGCATTCTGTGCAGGACACAGATGATTACGGCAGTACAAAGAATCATTTACCCACTCTAGTTCACTATCACAAGAAGGACAGTTAGTGGGGAAGTTGATCTCTTGAAACATGGACTACTCCGAAAAAGTGAAAAGATATTATACGACAGATTTGACCTGAATGTCAAGAACTATTTTTCTCGATGTCCACTCGTCTCACGATTCGTGGAATGATCTCACCGCTACGTATAACTTCAACCGAACAACCTATCTCTAGGTTGAGAGCGCGAATGTACTCAATGTTGTGTAGAGTTGCGCGGCTCACTAGCGCGTCCCCCACTTCGACTGGGCGTAAGATAGCAACAGGGCTCACAACCCCTGATTTGCCTACCTGCCACACAACATCGAGCAATTCTGTAATCACCCCATCTTTCTGCTCCTTGAGAGCGAAAGCCCCTCGAGGGTGGTGAGCTGTATATCCCAGTTTATAAAAGGCTTCGTAATTATCTACTCTAAACACCTCGCCATCTGTTGGGTAGGCGGATGCATCGAAGTGAGTGATAACTTCAAATCCTTGTTGGGCCAAATGGTCCATTGCAGAAGATAGCCGCTCATACTTAGCTCCTTGAATATCGTATGCGACAAACTTGAGAGTTTGTGCGCGAGAACGAAACTCAGACTGGTCCTTCAGATTGAGCGACCCCGCTGCAAAGTTGCGAGCATTTGGGATCGTATTGGGCGCTACGACCTCACCAGTAATCTGGATTTCTCCTTTAATACCGATGACATTTGGCACTAGCTCTTCCATCTTCAACGTGATATCACGACCAAGTTGGCCGTCTCCCCTAGTCAAAGCCTGAGCTATATGGCCGTTGACATATTGCAACGACACTGCCGCCCCATCCAATTTAGGTGTACGCACCATGGGTGCGGTAGTACTATCTATATCACCTAGGTTAAACACCTTTTGAAGAGAGTACATACGATACATATGAGGAATGCCGTCAGTTACCTGATAGCCCACCTCTTCATATCTGTACTTCTTTGCCAATGCATCAAACTCTTCATCCGACATAATCGGAGTACCAGAATAATACATAGCCGATGCTTTTTCCAAAAAATGATGCATATAGTTCCCTCACTGAATAAAGTATATTATACAGAAAGAAGGAAACAAAGTCAAGAACTATTTGGCATATAAGTCCTTAATCAAATCAGAAAAATGCTCTTCAATGATTTCCTTGCTTTCTGCAAGTGATAAGATTTCGACTAGCCCGACGAAAAGATTTCGTGAGTTATCAAAGTCCAAAGGCATTGATATACCTTCCTTACTAGGCTTCCACTCTTCTTCGAAATCTAAATAATACTTACGTAAACCTAGATACTCGATACCACGAAAGGTTGAGATAGTAAGCCGGACTTGCGTCTCCTTTGCTTCGTCATAGTGTATAACTTTTTCATAAACTTCAGGCGCTTGATATAGTTCCATGCTAGTCTCCGTTCTTGAGAACAGAGGCAAGAGGTACTACACTCGTTACGTTCTGAGGTTTTAATAGACGAAAGGAGTCGGTGTCCCAACAAAAAAGCAAAAGAGTCTGGTCAGATTCTTTTGCTCTGTTTTTCTTTTGCTGAATGTAAGGCGTGCTGAAGTCCAACGTACACACATTGTATTTCAACTTATTACTGTTTTCACTGCGATAAGTGATTACAGCATCACCGTACTCATCGACGAGCCGTGCTAGTTCTTCTTTTTTCACAAATGCTCCTAGTGAAGCGGGTTGGCAGATTCTTCTGTCGTCCCGACTTTCTTAGGAGCTTTTTGATTAAGAGTTTACTGCTGCGATCACACCTGCAAAGTACATTGCTGCTTTGCCAGTCAACTTGCTAACGATCTCTTCGTCAACATCTTGACCTGCATCAGTCAATGCTGCTGTGAGTGCTTCGATAGCTGCGGCCTTAGATACTCGGCCACCGCCTGTAGAACCGCCACTAGATGCGGCTTTTGTTGCCGGTGCTTTTTTGACATACACACCTGCTTTGGTCAGAACCATTCGAACACCGTTTGGTGACTCTTCGAACTCTTCTGCAATCTCTGCGACGATCTCCATGCTGTTTTCTGGAGTTGGGTTTTGCGCTTCATATGCAGCAATAACCTCTGCTTTTTTCTCGTCTGTCCACGCCATTTTACGTTTCCTTCTGTTGTTAGTTGTGGGTGCTCCCGGACAAGATCCGGTAGCTTGTAGTTGTGATAAATAAAATCGGTCGCCCATTGGTTTCCTCAGTTTCAATACTATGTATTATACCTGTATGAGCGATGAAAGTCAAGAAGTATTTTTAGATACGTGATAAGTCGACTCCGTACTTTTCAAGGTGTGATAGTTTCCCAAGATCATACGCGAGAGAGTAAGCAGCGTAGCCACCTGTTTCCACGTTAGCCCATTTTTCTGTATCGTCTCTAACCTCTTCCATAACATATATCGCATAGCATTTACTTCCATACTTGCGTTCATAATTTACGTCTATGAATCCTTCTCTTTCAGCCTGGTAATCGACGGAAAGCTCGTAGTCGACTCTGGCTGGTTTTTGGTAGACGGCTGACCAGACGACTTCTCCGGGGGAGAATGACTCCGCAATGCATGAATCAGGGAGCACAGCGATGCCACTTTCTCTTTCAACCCTCGGTACTCCGACTCGCTCAATGATAGATCTAATGAAGCCGGAGCTTCTGTAGAGTCCGCTTGCGATTTCTGCGATGGATTCTCCGGAAAGGTATCGTTCAACTGCTTCACGAATTTCTTCATTTGATGCTCCTCTTCCGCGATTTTGTTTTTTACGTAGTTCTCTATACTCGATTTTATCTTGGTAATCATCAATGATCCGCTGTAGGCGCGTGGTATTGTATGCTATATTCAGCATACTGCATGCTTCCTTCTTGGAAATTGGTTGCTTTCCATTCAAAAGAGAAATTACTTTCTGTATGTTCGTTTCCGATAAATTCTCGTGATCTTTCTTCTTTACTCTTCGTACCAAAGATTTTCTCCCAGTTTTCGTAAAATTGTCGTGTGTTTTCTACTCGTGATCTACTACCTTTACTCACGTGGATCATCTCCTATCATCATCCGTAGATACCAAATAGCTTTCTCAACGTCTTGCTTTTTGTTTTGTTTGTTCTTGCAACGCCAGATGTACTTGAACGCGTTAAGATGGCAATACTCTTCAAAGCCTTCGTCTGAAGTGATTTGCCTCATTGCGTCGATACACTCGACCCCGTCGCGATTATAATGTGCAGGGCTATTTACTGGATCGTGTACTAGCCTGGGACTCTTATAGCTGAGTCCTTTTCCGTCCTCTGATTTCGTCCAACCTTCTGATAAATTACTCAAAACTGGTCTGCCTCCGTAGAATCTGCCATAGCCGCCGTACTACTGCCGAGGGCTGTTGTAATTGTGTCAAAGTATCCAACACCTACTTCCTGCTGGTGTCGTGTTGATGTGTACCCAAATTGCTCTGCTGCAAACTCTGCTTCTTGTAGCTGAGAGTATGCAAACATTCCTCGATCTTTATACTGACGAGCAAAGTTAAATACTCCATAGTTTGTAGCATGAAATCCTGCCAATGTAATAAACTGAAACTTAAAGCCCAGCTTTCCGAGTTCATACTGAAAGTCTTCTAACTCTTGGTCTCCTGGAATAGACTGTCTCCAGTTGAAAGAGGGAGAGCAGTTGTATGCTAACATTGTATCAGGGCAGGATGCTTTTACTGCGTCAGCAAACCGTCGAGCCTCTTTGAGACAAGGCTTGCTTGTTTCGCACCACACGAGATCTGCGTATTCTGCGTATGCAGCCCCACGTTCACATCCCATTTCAAGTCCGCCTTCGATCTGCCAAAATCCGTCAGCAGTACGATCTCCGGACATCCACTTGTAGTCTGCTTGGTCGTAGTCGCTAGAGAGGAGTCTGGCTGACTCGGCATCAGTCCGAGCGACGACCAGAGTATCAACCCCAGCAACGTCAGCAGCAAGACGAGCGGCGTTAAGATTGCGGATAGCGTCACTAAGAGGTATAAGGACTTTTCCTCCAAGGTGACCGCATTTTTTGGCGGACGCAAGCTGGTCCTCAAAATGGACACCAGCTGCCCCAGCTTCGATGAGGTTTCTAGCCAATTCATAACTGTTTAGTACTCCTCCAAATCCTGCCTCAGCATCTGCTATAATAGGTGCGAAGGGAAACCCTTCTCCCGTATCGGCATATTGGATTTGATCTTGCCTTCTGAATGCATTGTTGATATTTCGTACAACGGTAGGCACACTGTCAACAGGATAAAGAGATTGATCAGGATAAACTTCATTAGCTGAGTTAGCTGAAGCGGCAACTTGCCATCCTGAGCAATATATTGCTTTAAGACCTGCTTTAACGTGTTGCACAGCCTGCTGTCCATTATACGCTCCAAACGTATGTATATACGGATTTTCTGCTAGAAGCATACGCATTTTGTTTGCCATTTCTCTAGCAATAGTAAACTCTATGTACTTAGTTCCCTGAAGTTTTCTTACATCTTCACGGGTATAATTTCGTTTTTTCACTTCGCTGTGATCCTCTGTTCGTAGTCAGCAAGAGACTCATCCCACCAAGGGGGAGTTGGTCGGTGAGACCAACTGGCGAAAGTAGCCTTGTCAAGATGATAATAGTCACGGTAAGACTGTATTGGATCATCATAGTTTTTGAGTATGTCAGGCATCGCAAGTCCAAATGTGGTAAACCCCACTCGTTCAATGTTGACTGGGTCAGGTAGTTTGTTGATGACCTGCCAGAAGGACTTGTGTTCTTTGCCGTAGCGATATCTAAATTCCTCTGCGAGTGCGTGAGCATAGCACCACGTCCACTCGTAATTATCTAATGATGATCGAGTCCATATCGTGCAGGGATGGTTGTACATCATGCCGAGATAAGGTGTAAGTTTACGCTCTTCTGGTTTCAGAGGCTTCTCAAGTTTTTTGTACTCATTGAGAACCGCAGCTTCGTCTTTTTCAAGAGCTCGTGGTATGAAACCCAGCAGTCGGTCTACCCAAATGGCAGTACACAACAACTGGGCGGCCTCAAGTATCATCTTGTTGACGTGCTTATCAACATGATACTCGGCACATTTGTCTAGGTCTTTGTCAAGATAAAATAAGTTCATGATGTAATTATACTTGAAACACAACTAAATGTCAAGAATTAATTACCCTCTCGTAGCTTATTTAAAATGTATGCAGGATCTGTAAACATATAAGGATCCTTCTTGTGATTATCTTCTCGACCTTCTTCAATAAACCAATCTGTAATATGTCCATTATCTACTACGGCTGCATAGCGCCATGAGCGGCGTCCAAAGCCAAGATTGTCTTTGTCTACAACCATTGACATTCCTTCAGTAAAGTTTGCATTTCCATCAGGAATAACTTGTACTTCTTTTAGATTGTTTGCTTTCGCCCAAGCATTACATACAAACGCATCATTTACTGTGAAACAGTAGATTGCGTCAATGCCTTCTGCGTAGAGTTCAGGCGCAAGCTGCTCAAAAGACGGAAGCTGGTAGGTAGAGCAAGTTGGAGTAAATGCTCCAGGAAGTGAAAAGAGTAGAACTCGACTGTTAGAAAACAAGTCCCACGTAGTTACTGATTTCCAGTCGTACTGGTCTCGTGTACCGTCATAGATACGAGTTTGAAAAGTTACTGCTGGAATAAGTTCTGGTAAGCAGCGCCAGTAGCCACGTTCTTCGTACTCGTGGCGCTCATGTTCTGTGCAATAAATAGCCATTTATGCCTCGCTGTAAGTTAAGTTTAAATCTGCGTGATGTTGTTCATCGCGTCGAACGTACTTAATCATATCAGACAGCTTAGCTTCTGGAAGTAGATCATAGTAGTCAATCGCGATTTGTGGTGCAGGTACGTCTTTGATACGACCCGCGTCAATTTCCCCAAGGTAATCTGTATAGCTTTTTACAGCTTCTTCTTCAAAGTAGTGTATCATCAAGTGTGCGGTTTTAGGTGCAATTAGATACAATACTAGATAGTAGTGCCAAAATATTAATTGTGCCAGTACGATGAGACCCCGCTCCAGCTTTGTAGGTTGCACTATTTCTATGAAAAACATGAGATGCTTACGTTCGTTTTCAGCTTCCGCTAGCATCTCATGAATCTTACTGCCTTGTCCTTTCTTCAAACCTCGAAGGCTGGAAAGGTGAGTGAGCATACCAGCAACCATTCCAGGTACACCTGCAACAGTTTCTAGAACTATAGCTCTATGCCCATATCTTTTTCTAAAGAACATATCGGCGGTAAACCGAAAGAACTTTGTCATTGATTTTGCTATAATTTTGTTAGACATTCTCAAGTCTTGTCATGAGTCGTTCGGCTCGATTTCCTACTTGTTTGTGCCAGCGTGAGTCTCGCCCTTCGATAGCTGCAGCTGACCACTCTCCGTCTATAAGGTGAGCGTTCATCTTCTTGAACTTCGACAGACGTGGACGTCCGAGATTGAACATCATGTTTACTAGTATTTCTTGTACTTCTCCAGGGAATCCTTCCCAAACATCTGCGCCATAAAGAGCAACGCATTCGCTTACAGCCACATCGAGATCGCTTTCAAAACACTCGACGACTCGCTCAACTGAGACTGGCTCTCCCACGTCGTAGTCCCACTCTGGATCTGACTCACGCACGAGATGTCCAACTCCGAAGGTTTTATACCCAAGATGGTCCAAATAAATTTCACAAACAATTCCTTCATCAATCTTTAACTGGTCGTAGACCGCTTCTCTATTCATGTTTTTTCCTATGCAACGGAAAGTTCAAAGTGAGGAAGATCTAAATGAACACGAGTTCCGTGCTCTACACACTGTTCAATATACCAGTTTTGTAAATCTTCTATCATGCCATTGAAGGTTGCAAAGTTTTCGCAGTGCCATGCACCGCCCCAACGAATAGGAGTATTTAGATCTTCGGCGGCGTACTTCATAGACATTGCTACTTCATCAAATACCTCAATCTCAAAGCATATACGCCCTTCGATAATTGGTACAATATCTACTGCAGCACCGTACAGATGAGGACTAGATCCGCCCTGTGTTACGCCTTTTCTAAAGAACTCTTCTTGTTGTGCACCCGTTCTTTTGCCATGAATCACTTGGAGCTCAATATCAGAAATGGCGACTGCTCGACGTACTACTTCTGCCAAAGCAGGGTTTACTTCTGATAAGATTCTTTCCGACTCTTCATTTAAAAAATGTTTTTGGTCCGGATGAGTTTCCAAATTATAATAGTTTGTAATACTATCAGTCATTGTTTTTCATTTCCTTTTTTTCATTCGACGCTCGTACAAAGCGCCATTCGTTTCGTACTTTATCGTACTCGTGAATTAAATACGCCCCTGACAGACCCACCATAAGCATACCTGTTGCGTCTGATTTGTCAAATTTGTAG